ATCCAGGGTGATGGTCGGGCGGCTGTTGCCCACTCCCATCCCGATGACTGTTATCCCGGCTACATCGAAGGTGATCGCGCCGGCAGCTGAGATGGTTTCACTGTGACCGGGAGCGATTAGGATTACGTCGCCGTTGTTGGCCGTACATTTTCCGATGGCTCCATCTAACGTGGCCGCTGGTTGCTTGGGGTTGGTCGCAGCATTGCCGTTATTAGCGGCATCCGCGCCACTGTCTACATGGTAAACGTTGCCGGTGGTCAGTAGAGGGCTTCCGATGCCGCCAAGTCCCTCCACCGGGACGCCCCGGCTCCTTACTCCGCTTGGGAAGTTAGTAGGCATAACCAGTCCCTCCTCAAAGTTGGAACCAGTGGGGGCTTCTGCCCCCACCAGTTTGCCTTATTCAGTTCTAGCTAGGGTTTTGGCCGTATATCCAGCGCCAGTCTGTCCAGCCGATGCCGTAGCGCATGTATCCCCGAAATTTGGCCGTGAGACCGTCGAAGTCTTCGGCTTCCGAGAACTCGGGCTTGATCCTCCACTGCCAGATCAGGTGCTGCTTCATAAGCGTAGAGTCGATCAAGAACCAAGCATTGCTGTCCGTCAGGCGGTCCCAGACCACGGGCCGGAATCTGCCCGCGAACATATTGATATCGTACTGGGCCGAACTGGGCTCATAAATCGCCCGCTCGCTTACCAGCTGGGTGGCCGTGCGCTCCAGTTCCGGCGGGACTAGCAACAGGTCGGGGTTAACCCCCAGGAGCTGGTCCCGGTCGTCTGTAAAACTCCGCATGGCCTGGCGGGTCGTGTCCAGGTTATCGATCGTCAAGGCCAGGGTCGCCTCGTTTGCCTGGGTGTTGTTCGTGTTGGCCGGACCGTGCGGGTGGGCGGTACTCAGAAGGCCCACGCTGTCGGCCCCGTTGGTGCTTGCTCCCATCCGGTTCGTGCCGGAATCGGTAAAGCCGTTGATGAAGATCTGGGCCGCGTCTGCTTCGATCGTGGTATTGAAGCTGTCCGCCATATTGCTGGCCCGTCGGCGGATCTGATTATACTGGTCATCGTCAACCAATCGCCGTTCTACCTGCATCCCCATTGCAAATTCATAGTTGCGGATGTCCGTCCGGTAGCCAGCGTCGAAGTCGTGGTAGGCCACGGTCCCGTCGAACACGGGGACGAGGCCCTGGGCGCCCATGCCCTGGTACTGTTCCTCAAAACGGGTAGAGGTTTCCACCCCAAAGAGGAGTTCCATGATTGGCCGGGGACGGGACATACCAATATCGAAGATGCGCTTCAGCCCTGGCTTCAACAGGTCTGCAAAATTGCCACTCGTAAGAGGCATGTTTTAACTCCTTACTGAACCTTGCTCAGATAATGGGTTGGGGCCGTGAATTGGACGCGGGTCTCATCTGAGGATTGCCGTTTCCGTTCCACGACCACGAATTCGTTGTTAGAAGCAGACGCTATCGTTTGCGCTCCGGTGGCACCCGAAATGTCTAGCAATGCGCCAGCAAGTCTAGCACTGGTGTCGTTACGGTCGGCATATACCGCGTCCGGGTTCACGATAGCTTTGACTATCGTGGTGCTATCCGTGCCGCTTACTACGCCAGGTTGTCCATCGGTGGCGTCATCAGGGTTCTCAGGCCCGACAAACACGCCGACAGCGGCAAGATCGCCCGTTGCTAGTAGGTCAACTTCACCCGACTCCAGATTCAGCATATCCCCACGGGTGAGGGTTTCCGAGTCCTTCATCACGAAGGTCAAGATCAGGGGGCGGCCCCCCGATACGTTATAGCGCCATTCAAAGCCATTTGCGGCCATAGTGTCATCTCCCTACGGGTCCTATCCCCGGTTCAGAAGTTAAATTCCTTGGGCATATTCCTCTTCGGTCATACCCATAAGACGGGCTGCCTCACGTTGGTCTTCCGTCAACCGTAGGGCCGGGGTTAGTTCCCCCGACTGTGGATTGAGGTTCGGCGCCCGATTGGACTGCCCTTTCAAGTACGGTTTATTTTCCATGAGTTGAGTAAGGGCTTCGTCCACCCCCGTTACCCCGCTGTCCTCGCTGTATCTAACATTAGTCCGGTCCAGCAAAAGTAATGCAGCGTCGGGGTCTATGATGCCCAGCTGGGTCGCCCTTACCTTCACCTCAGAGGAGATCATTGCAGCTGACACTTGACCAGCGGCTGACGCGGCTTTACGTTCGGCTTCAGTCGCCCTGGCCTCCAGCTTCTCCTGCTCAGTAAGTTGCGCGTGTTCCAGCTCATCGGCTTTGGCAGCCCGGTCCTTTAACTCGGCGTAATCACTAAACTGATTACGGACCTCCCGTCTGGTCTGGGCCTGGATGCGGTTGACATCCTCCTGCGAAAACGTCCGCTGCTGGCCCTCGCCCTCCGGTTCCGGCTGGGTAGCCGGTGGAGCCGCCTGGTTAGCCTCATCCCCTGGTTGTACCGTATTCTCGGATACCATTAACCCCCCTATTTATACCCGCAGGGTTGCGGTAAGATTCCATTGTAGGATGATGCCAAAGCCAAAACAATGTGGCAAATTGTGCAATTACTTGGAATACTTAGCGGGTTTATTGTTCCGCAGGCGCCCATCCTTGGGCGGCCCCGGCTTCACGCGGCCCCTGGGGTTGTTTCTCAAGGCCCGGTTCACCTTCTTGATATCGTTTTTATTAGGCATCTCGCCCCCCCAGGTGGTGGGCTGGTGCTTCCTCCGCGGCCCTGGTAGGGTCCATTGGCTCGTCGTCCCCCATGTGGTTTTGTTCCAGGCCGCAGTTCCGGCAGATCCGCATAACGATCTGAATCTGGGCGTAGGTTACCCGGTCCTGCGGCCACAGGGCCGCCAGGGCCAGGTCGTCAGACTCGCACCGATAGCATTCCATCAGGCTATACCGGTTCAGGGTCGGCGGGTTCTGCGTCCGCGGGCGGGGCCTCCCCCGTCCGGCGACGGCGCCGGGTAGGTGGCGGCTCCGTTACCTCCGGTGGATCATCCTTGAATAGCGCATTACAGCCGCTGCATATCAAAGGCGTCATGGTGTCCTGCATACTGCGGTCGCAGAACGGACACCAGATTACCCCGCCCCGGTAGCGGGCCACCGGCCTGGTTTCTCCCGTTATCCATTGTGCGATCATGCTTGTTGCTCCTGTTGGTCTAAGATTGCGTTGTATTCCAGACTTTCACTCCACCTGATTCCCATATCGCCAGGGTATGGCAGCCTGTGGTCAATGGTTCCCAGGAAAATCCCGTCTGGGATGCCTTCAGGAAAAGCGGCACACGCCAGGTCTGTGCCTATATCACCGATGTACCAGTGGCAAGAAATACACTGGCTAGAAATTCCAAGCTGCACGATTATCCCCCCCCTCCTTTCCCCGATTTCATAAGCCCGCCGATGGAAAAACCTTCCTTGTCAGCAAAATCTGTATTAGCCTTGATTACATCCTGAATAAATTGGGTAACTGCTGGGCTGTTACGTTCACCACCTAGCCAGATATGTTCAGTAAAGGCTTCAGCGAAAAATTCCCTATCATTTTTCATGGCATATTCACTTAGCAGACGTGCTTCATCCTTTGCAGATTTGCCTTGCAATAGATTGCGTGAACGGCGTTCAACCATCCCCCATCGTCTATGCCCATAATGCCCAATCTCATGTGTGACCACTTCTTTCAGGAATTCGCCACCAGTAGTTGGATGAAAGCGTTCTGCCGCACTTTTCTGCATTTGCAACTTTGCTTTTTTTACAGCTTCTTCATAGCGGCTAATCCATGTATTGTAGACACTAAACCGCATGGGCTGCACACCCTTGGCTACCAGTTCAGGGTCAACAATCAGCGCATCTATATCCCCCTTCCTTTTCCATTCAGCATATATCCTACGCTTGTTTTCCAATTCAGCTTCTAAGTTAGCAACCCGTTCCGGCCCTTCCAGATGGCGTTTTTTTACATGGGCATTGTCTACCAGATTGTTTCTATCCCATGCACGGACAGACCCCCTTTCCAATCGTCTGCCCGCACCCGTCAAACGTGATGAAGATGTCGCATTGATATGCACACCATTGCCGCTTTGATATGCGTATGCCCTACCAAATGCACCACCCCGGCCTTCCCTTCTTTTCGTGGTGATAATATCCAGGGGCCGCCACCGATTCCGCACGATGGTGACTTCAACCGCTTTGTTCACTTGTTCGGCGGCACGGATGGAAAGCCCTTGATAATCGACTTCAACCGCTCCATGCACGGCCCTGGCCCACGCTTCTTGTTCCCGCACTTGTTCGTTGATTTGCTGCTTGACCCTGCCCCGCCCAATATCAC